GAATGTTTGGCTCATAGCATATGATTCTATATTTGAACCATAACCATCATCTATGTACAATCTCGTTAGTTCTAAAGCGTTATCTTTTGTTAAACCCTCACATACCGATGTAGCTGCTCTAGCTCCCACAGGGAATCCGTAAATAGCTACACCAATTAATTTAGAATCACCGAATTGTAACTCACCTTCAGCTTTGTAATAGATACCCAAACTGTAGCGACATGCCGTCCAAGCATGAGTGTAATGTTTCTTAACAATAATATCCTTAGCGATTGATTTAGCTATTGGAGCTATATGTACTTTTGATACATCACAATATTCCTTATCTTCTTTCATCTTTTTCTTAGTTTATGTAAACAATACCCCATAATACTAGGACATATAAAAGCAAATAACAATATTTGTAACTCTACATTATTTCTTAATAATTCTATCATTTGTTATATTATATGTGTAAATGTATTTAGGTTCTGTTTTGATAACCTTAACATTTGGGTCTTTAGCTTTGTACCGTTCCGATATCTCTCTACCATATGGTCTATCTAACATTGTAAGTGTTCTAATATGGAAATGCTCACCATCTACTGATAGTTTACTACCCTCTGATGTTCTACCACCAAATTCGAAATTAGCTGCCCTATATATTACACCAGTATGCCCTTGCTCTGGGTCTGCGTAACTAATTACAAACTCCCAAGTTGATTTCTTAGTTAACCATTTTAAAGTTCTACTAACAAAATAACTCTCAGCGTTCTTTGGTGTTTCATCTATTAAACATAACCTTCGTAACTCCAAACACCGTTCTGGATTAGATGGGTGATACTTTTGAGCTGCCGATATCCCTGCTGGTCTGGTATATACACAAACACCCACTAGCTCAGGGAATCCGAAGTTTCCAGGTCGCCATAGGGTGAATGTTTCTTTATGTTGAAGGTAAGTGTAATCTGAATAATGCCACTTCTTCAAAAACTTTTGAATTTGCTGAGTGTAATTTGAATGTTCTACCCAATATTCTTTTAGCTTCATTCTGTAAATTTATCAAAATCACCTAACAATAAGTGCTTCCAAGTTTCGTTATTAACTATCCTACGGATATTGGATGGTGTAACTTTATGGTTTTGTGCTAATACCTTAATATTACGATGTCCAATTAACCACAATCTACGAATAGAAATGACCTGGCTATTAGTTAACTTATGTTGTGGGTGAAGTTCTCCCTTTAATGCCATACCTTTATTTTAATTACAAATATACGAATTATTTTTCAATTATCCAAACGATTAACAGATTCATTTGATAACATTATACTTTCATCTGGTGTTGTTATTGTTACTCTATATTGATTCAGGCCTAACATTAACCTTTCACCTAATCGTATTGCTCTTGACTTTATATCTACCTCTGTTCTTTCAAATCTAGGGTATTGTATATAACCAACAATAACACCTTTTTCAAAGCCGTCTACATATCTAAATTCAGTAGGTGTAATTGTAATACAATCTTTAATTTCACTTACCCATTCATCACATATCAATCTAACATCATCTAAGCTATGTATTTTTTCATCGTTATAAGTTTCTTTTAAACCTACCCAAATCTGTACGTTGTAACTTTTTAATATTTTCATAATTATTTTGCTGCGTTGATGTATGTAGCTGCTGATTGAACACCAACAAAACGTTTCACTTCTGTTGATCCATTCATTAATATAACAGTAGGAACATTCCTAACATTATATTGCTGAGCCATATCCTTACTCATATCAATATCAATTTTCTGAACGTAAACTGAATCTGAAACTTCATTCATTATAGGTGCTAATGTTTGACATGGAGCGCACCAAGCTGCCGTAAAGTATAAGTATTTCATAATTTTATTTTGAGTTTGATATTGTAAAATCGATGTTTATAAATTCAGCTGTTTTCTTGGGAATCATATTTACATTATATATAAATGTATCTTCAGTTTCTTCAACTTCTACTGAAATTACATTACAATCATATAATTCCTCTAATTGTTTTTTTATATCTATTTTCATTTTATTAATTTTATCATGTCACCTCACATCCTTGCGAACCACAAGCGATTTCACCTTTTAAATCAGTATTATCATCCAACTCTACCACTTTACTTAGGTCTACATTGTGTAATGATTTACTTAATTGGGTATACTCTTCTTCGGTACATTCTTCAAAAGGCGCCTGGACGTAACTTCCACCATCAAACGGTAAAACTGAAAGGCCGTTGTAATGTTTCCTGTTTTCCCACATCCATTCTCCAGCCACATCCCATTCATCATCCTTTAACGATATGGTTGCTGATACGTTGTGAGTGTTCTGACCTGAACTATGTCCTGCTCTAACCCATTCTTTAGATACCGATTTAACTCTTTCTAATAATTCAAATGAACTCTCAGTTCTTAGAATAGCTCCTTCAGGTGCTCTTTGAGGTACGGATATTACTGCCGTATCATGTGGTCTGAAGTAATCATCTTCTATTAAATCAGGATGGTTTATTACTAAGTATGTGTAGATAGCTTCATTCTTACCAACTCTAATTCTTCTTTTGTAGAACTCACTATGCCAAGCGTGAATGCCTGATGATGTTCCCAATACTAATGAAGTTGTTCCTGCTGGTTTAACTGCTGTTGTTCTAGCTGCTTTATTAATTCCAATTAATTCAGCTACTCTGATGTTTTCTTCTTTAACAATCTTAGCTGCTTCTTTCATATCATATCCCAATACAACTCCAGATGCGATACCAGTCATTGAAACTCCGATTAAAGCATCCTTTTCAGTTGTACGTTTCCATATATCTCTTAGGTAATGAAAGTCCGTATAACCCGCTTGTAATGTTGCTATGAACGATGCTGTTCTAACTCTATGGTTGTAATCTTCTTGTGATACTATATCAGATGCGTTAACTTCAACAAGATTACAGAATTGGAATGGTCTAAGTGCTATTTCAACACATGGATTAGTACCCCAATCTTTATCATTTGTTAAGTAAATACTAGGTTCACCTGCTTTACTTAATTCAGTTCTTTTCCAAATATCCAAAAAGAATTCTTTGGTAATTCGATGTCTTAACAAAGTCGCTGAGTTATTTGCTCTACCTCTTTGTGGGTTTGTTTCCCACCAATTTCCCGATTTGGATGCTAACATCTCATTATCATCTGCTGAGAATAATGATATTAATGCTGCTCTACGAATACCACCTGCCAAAACTGAATCAGCTATATAACAAATAATATCATGTACTTCTATAGGACTTAACTTATCACCATCTTGTTTAGAACATAAAATTCTTTTTATATTATGAACACAATCCATCAATGGTTGAGGTCCTGGTGCTTTTCCACCAGAAGTAACCAACCTAGCTCCTTTCTTTCTTACATCCGAATAATCGAATATCGGTGTTGATGAATGTTTGCCAGTATAAGCTGAAATTAAAACTTTGATTGTATCTGCCCAACCTTCAATCGAATCGCCTATTAAGAATCTTCTTGTTCTATCAGGATTTGGTTTTCTAATCTCTGGCAAATCCTCTATGTGGTGTTTCTGAACTGAGTATCCTACACCAGTTCCACCTAATAACAAAAACATCACTTCAGAAAATGAATCACGATGATTAATCGGTAAATATGCACAGTTATAAATTCGGTTTGGTGATATATCAATTGGTTTACCAGCGAACTGCATACTTCTCATTGATGGTAACACTTTCTTATCGTAAACTAATTTATAAGCTTCGTTGATTTCATTTTTTAATCTTGGATACTTTTCAAGGTGCATGTTTTTGTTTCGAGTAACAAGTTCTTCCCATATTTCTCTTCTTTTGAGTTCTGGGATAAACTTAGCGTATTTCATGTGCACGGTAATATCCGATAAAATTTCTTGTGATGTATTCATTTATCTTTTTTTCCTTTTTATTAATTAAACATTTTTGTGGATTGGGTGATTATAAATACGCTCTAAAAATCAGGACCGTTATCCATTTCATGCATTTTTTGTGCTAATTTCTTTCTTAGTAAACTATCCCCCTTTGACATATCACTTGTTGTTCGTCGACCATCAATGGAAGTATCGTTAAATATCTTAATTCTACCATTTGACATATCTGCGGTTGATGGTAGCGTAAGTCCATCTGGGCCGAATCTATTTTTGATAATATGCCATCTTCCTGTACCTGCTAACTTATCTTCAATCTTTCTACTTAATGATACCACAAAATCAGCGGTCATTAATTTGGCGAATGAACCAGCTATCGAAGTGCCTGTAATAATATCATCATCTGCTCCACTACGATTAATCTGAGAAGCTGTGTAAACGGGAACTTCATATTCCCCGGCTAACCCTCTTAATGCGATAATAATATCTTCCAATTCTTCATGTCGTTTATCCTTCCTAGCTGTTTTTAACAAATCAGCGTAATCCACAATAATAACATCAGGATGTATACCCTGTAATTTTAGTTTATCAATTGAAGCTCTAATAGAATTTACAGAAGCGGTTTTAGATGGCCATTGTTTAACTACAAGCTCACCCTTTAGTTTAGCAACCTCATGTTCTACTGTTTCAATATTGAATTTCAATTTCTGAGTTGGAATTCCAGTCAATACGGCATCATATCTCTGAGCAGTGTATCCCTCATTAAGTTCCAATGTATAATGAGCTACAGTTTTACCTTGCTTTAACGCACCCATACCAACATTAACCAATACCCAAGACTTACCACTACCGGGTGGAGCTGCTAATATAATTAATTCACCTTTACCGAAACCACCATCCACTATTTCATCTATAGCATCCCAACCTGTAGGTACTACATTTCTAATTGTATCTTCATATCTTGCTTTTACATCCGTTTTATAAACGTGTCCTACATCGGTATCTTGCCCAGCCTTCATAGCATCATCTATTCGCTGTTTGATTACTTCATAATCCCCCTTCTCTAATAGACCTACTGATTCTAATATTGCATTCTTTACTTCTTGATTCTTACAAAAATCTAATGTTTGAGCTTTTACCCATTCCAAATCATCAGCTTCTAATTTATCCCATACTTGAGATAGATTATCTACAATTGATTCAGACAATACAGGTCTATCAATCTTATCTACTTCGGTTTTGAACACATCAAGAGTAGGTAATTGATTGTAATTATCAAAATGTTTTAAAATAGTAGTTAGAATCCATTCGTTAGCTTCAGAATCGAAATACTCAGGTTTTATAATATCGTATACTCTTTGCAGGAAAATCCTATCGGATGCTGCTGAAG